TTGGAGACTTCAGATTGGTATAATCTGAAAAGTGATTTTCTAGTCCCAGTGAGGGGGCCGGCAGCTATCTTCCGATAGAAGTCAGTCCCTTTCACGCCGATAGAAGCACCTGGGCCTACGTCTATTCCCTGTAGGATCTTTTCTACAGAAAGGATGTAGTCCCCGCCGGGGCGAAACCAAAAGTCTTGATATATACTAATGGCTTCGCCAATCGAGATCTCTTCGATCTCGGTTATGGCAGTGCGATCAATCGGCTCCTTAACGTTACATTTGGCGTTAAAGGTAAGGAACTTAGTGAGAGCGTGCGCGTCTGCATCCTTACTGATATTATCCTGAAATTTCTTCAGGAGCGTATCGGCGAGGTTTAGGCACGCAAACTCACGCTTTGAAATACCCGGCCATGCCTTTTCTCGGAGGTTTCCCTCAAAGAAAGTGGCATAAGGCAGAGTAGGCAAAGCTTTACTAAGATCACTCGCTAGGTGCGTATAAAGAACGTGAGAGCAAAGGCTCATCTTACACTCCTTATGGTTCGCATCACCGCCCGTTAGGGCAGTGGATTTATGCGAATGAGGTCGTAGAGTTACATAATCCCCGTCACACTGGTATCACCCACACCGCTAGAAACGGTGTAAAGTTGACCAATGTGGAGGGATAGTGCAGCCCTTACGTCCTCCGGATCGGCTAGATCAGAGCCAGCCGGCACTTCGATGATCGTCGTAACGAGCATCGTAGCATACGGCTGTCCCGAAAGGGGAACTACTCCCTTCCGGGTAATCTGCTTGTAGACGTTCCGCGGAACTGATCCGATGACGCCAGTCACTGGATTCGGCTTACCCAGGGCCTTAAAGACCTTGGGTCGGACGAACGTCAGTGTAAAAGGCGCCGCAACCGAGTGAGTATCAACACCCGTTTGCGTACCGCCCAGAGCAGTAACGGCGTATTGTTTACCGTTATTGTCCGGAGCGGTGTCTTCGGTCATTGTGTAAGTGGGGCTTGTCAGCCCCGTTTGAGCTGCTCCCGTGATAGGAGACGTAACGGTCCAAGTCATATGACCCGAACTCCTTTCATGACATACTGTCAAAATATCGCCGCTTTCGCAGCGAAGGGTTGAAATATACCCCTTAAGAGGTTAGAGGAAAAATTCTACTTCGATTACTCGAAGTTGAGCTCGCCTTGCGGCGAATCCCCGCCTTGCGGCAGGACATCCCCATCTAACTCCTCTAGGACGACCATCTTGCCAGTTAGGCCAACCGAAAGAGCAACTGTACGGTCTTTTCCAAGACCATACTGATCCTCATCCGAAAGGTCTAACTGTTCAAGAAGGTCGCTAACGGTAACACTGTCAGCG